GCACAGCACGATCGCAGAATATTGCGCCGACGACATCAATCGCACTCGAGAGATCCATAAACGGTTTATGGCGGCGGGGTGGTGATAAATGTTTTGGACTTTGCTTTTAATCCATTACCATGTTGATAATTTAAACGCGAACATCACGACAAAGATCGCTTACAGCACCTACAGTAAATGCGGCCAGGCTATGACACCAATGTTGAAGGTTGTTCAACGCGAATACCCAGACGCTTGGGCGCAATGTCAGGAAACATCAACGCCGACACTTCGACCGAAACCAAGACCCGCGGGGTTATGACAATGATCAAATACGGCAGCGTATGCTCTGGGGTTGAGGCGGCTACGGCTGCTTGGCATCCTCTTGGTTGGACGCCGCAATGGTTTAGCGAAATAGAAAAATTCCCAAGCGCCGTGCTGGCGCATCATTACCCAGATGTTCCTAACCTTGGTGACATGACAAAATTTAAGGAGTGGCCCAATGAGCCAATTGACGTTCTTGTTGGAGGAACCCCATGCCAATCATTCTCAGTCGCAGGACTTAGAAAAGGATTGGACGACCCGCGTGGTAACCTCATGCTCACATATCTTGCCATTGCTGCAAAGTATCGGCCCAAGTGGCTGGTTTGGGAGAATGTCCCCGGCGTCCTATCCTCTAACGGAGGACTCGACTTTGCCAGCCTCCTTCGAGGGATGGGCGAACTCAGGTATGGGTTCGCATACAGAGTTCTTGACGCTCAGTATTTCGGAGTGGCCCAGCGACGCAAGCGTGTGTTCGTTGTCGGACACCTTGGAGACTGGAGACGTGCCGCAGCGGTTCTTTTTGAGCGCCACAGCTTGCAAGGGAATATTGCGCCGCGCAGAGAAAAGGGGGAAAAAGTTGCCTCCACAGTTACAACAGGCGCTCCATTCAGTCGCACAGGAAACGAGTCAGTAGAGTGTGAGGCTATTTTTGCGCAGTGCCTTACAACTCGCACTGGGAGCGCTTTTGATCCATTTATGGAAACATTGCCAGTAACAACTGGCGCGTTGTGCGCTCGAACAGGTCAATCAATAAGCGTGCAAGATGCGTCTCAAAGCCATTTGCTTCCAGTTATAGCATTCCCAGCAGAAATGTCTGGAACGCAGTCAGCTACTACAGTTAACCTATCACTTGCGCTGTCGGTTAAGCATACTACAGCCGTGGCAACGCACGATGTTGCTGGAACAATGTTGTCAAGAGCCTCATCAGGAGGGTTTAGCAATAGCATTGACCATGCTGCCGCTGGATATATGGCCCTTCAAAAAAGCCAAGTACGCCGCCTAACCCCAATAGAGTGTGAACGTCTACAGGGCTTCCCTGACAACTACACGGACATCAGGCTGAACGATAAACAAACGCCAGACGGCCCTCGATACAAGGCTATGGGCAACTCAATGGCCGTGCCGGTGATGAACTGGATTGGCAGACGCATTCAAATGGTGGAGGAAATCAAATGAACCCAGATCAAATCAAGCTCGCCAGAACCTACCTACGGCTGTCACGCAGCCAATTAGCTAGAATGCTGGAGACCGACACGCAGACCATTCAGAGGATGGAAATGAGATCGGATGCCGCCACAGCCAGGCGCCCAGCACCCAGAATGTTGCGGCTGATCGAGGCGTATATGGGTGGCTTTAGGCCGGCAGATTGGCCGATCAAATGATGCAAATCTCCTCACCTTTCCTCACCTTCCTCACCTTCAAAAACAAGGTGAGGAAAAGGACTTAAAATCTACCTCACCACCTTATATACCCCTTTAGGGGTATAAGGGTGAGGAGAGGTATTTAGTTGGGGTGGTGAAATAGCATGAACTTCCTCACCTCACCCTCACCTTGAAATGGAGAACTTTGGTATGGCTAAGAGACCCGGCAATCCCGGCAGACAGAAACTAGAGGATCGTCTCATCTCTCCGTCGGCCGCGTCGCCCAATGAGGTGGCGTGCGATCTGGCACTCGGTGGCCTAGACCGCATGGCCCGTGAGATGGATCGTAAGTGGG